TGGGTGCCGGGTGGGTGTTATTTGTGACTGCTATGTGCTTCACCAGTCTGCTGTTGGTTATCAGGCTCCTGAGTGGGAAGCCGAAGTCCAGAAGTTCCTAGACAAGTGGAAGGGCAAGGGCGATCCGATGCCTGCCGGTATCGGCGTGGCACCCGGCTCAATTACAGGGGTAGACGGACGGATGATTCTGACTGCCCTGCGAGAACAAGAGAAGTTTATGGAAGATGAGATTGACTTGAAGAATTTCTAATGCTGGAATTACCAAACGTAACTCTCTGCGTCGTAGACACCGATCATCCTGAGAAGGGCATGACTTCCTTGTGCCGCAGCATGTATAGAGCTAAATTTGGAAATGTAAAGTTCATCACATCGTTTGATGGTGCTAATTCTTTTGCTCTCCCTGTGGGAGTTGAACTTCATTTCTGTGATAAGTTCCCTTCTGTCGAGGACTACTGCAAATTCCTGATGAAGGATTTGTTCGAGTACATCGACACAGATTTCGTCCTGCTTCAACAGTGGGATAGTTGGATTCTCAACCCACAGTTGTGGACAAACGAGTTCCTGAACTACGATTATATAGGTGCCCCCTGGCCTATTTATTGGAACGATATCGGCACACCGGAACGTCAGGTAGGTAATGGCGGATTCAGTCTTCGATCCAAGAAGTTGCTTGACACACTATCGGTGGCAGACTTCCCGACACATCATCCTGAAGATGTTGTGATTTGCCGTGACCAACGCCCGTGGCTAGAAGACATGGGAGTGAGATACGCGCCCATTGATCTAGCACGCCGCTTTTCCTATGAATGCGGCGATGCTCCCGAAGGGGGATCGTTTGGATTCCATGGCATTTTCAATCTAAATTGGGCACGATGAAAGCCAATCCTAAATATGCAGCAACCAGAAAAGCCTGGAGAGATCGCAATAAAGATAAGATACGTGCTTATTATACAGAACGTAATCGGGAGTTGCATTTCAGAAATAGATACGGCATTGGCGCGGCCGACTATGAAGTACTATTAACATCACAAAGTGGTGTCTGTGCCATATGTTATAGGCCAGAGACAGTTGCAATAAAAGGAAAGATTGTTTCATTGGCTGTGGATCATTGTCATTTAACAAATAGAGTGAGAGGACTCCTCTGTAAGAAATGTAATAATGCTTTGGGACTTTTAGAAGATTCTCCCGACAGATTACGGGCAGCCGCCGCTTACTTGGAGAAAACTTGAATTTTCTTCACTCAGGAAAATTAGGGGATTTAGTCTGGGCAATCCCCTCCATGAGGAGCGTAGCGACTCGTGCAGGTCAGGAAAAGATTAGTATATACCTGAATAACAAGTACTCATTCTTCTCTTGGGACATTAATGCTATCAAGCCTCTGCTGGATAGCCAATCCTATGTCAAAGGCACAGATTGGTATAGGAATGATGTGGTAGCCACAGACGGAGATGTATGGTGGCTCGACGAGTTCCGTGCCGGACGCATGAAGCCGGACTGGAACATACCGCGTTTCGTATGCAACCATTTCAAATTGCCTTATACAATCTTAGATGAACCATGGCTCAAAGTAACACCTAACAAGAAGGCTAAGTATGTTTTCTGCAAAAACCAGCAGGATGTCTGCGACAATCCTCGTATGCCCTGGAAGTCCTTGGTCGAGCGATATGCGGACGAAAGTATATTTCTCGGGTGGGGACCGGAAGCCTACCAATTTGCTGATCGGTTCGGACGGGTTTGCCACCACCCTACCAGCAATTTATTGCAGGCTGCTGAGATTATTGCCGGGTGTGAAAAAGTGTTCTGTTCTCAGAGCGTACACCATGCCATAGCCGAAGCCCTAAAAAAAGATATCATGCTTGAATGCAGTCCCGCATTCCCCTCAGTAATCTTTAACCGGCCAGGAGTGGTCAACGTACTATGAAGATTTGCAAAGGATGCAACCTTAAGAAACGGAATTCGGAATTTCCTGTGGTCAGGGGATGGCAAACCACCAATTGCGAGAAATGCCGTAAGAAACACCGCAACGGCAAGTACAACAGTACCATGCGTCTGGCAGCCTCCGTGAGACAGGAATTGAACACCGAGAGGCGGGATTCGTCGGAGGCGGAACAGATTTCTTTGCTCCCAGCAGCCGCTATTCCTTTGGGAACTATTATGCGTTCTTCTCGGCGTCGTCGGCCATATAATAGATAAATGCCGGGCATCATTGGCACATATTTGATTAAGAACCGGATTCGCAAGTGCCAACGCCTTAAGGATCAGTACAGTAAGATCATACGGACGTTGCAGAAAGACATTAAGGACTTGGATCGGGTTCAGAACACTTTACTGGATCAGCTTCCATTTGTTCCTTTTGATAAGGATTAGAATATGAGTATTCTGTTGAATGGCGAACCTGTTCAGTGGGCCTATATAGGTTCTACGCTATCTACGCTTACGGCGATCAGTATATTTTACCCAGGCACATCCACCAATAGAGTACTTCTTTCTACAGAACAATTTTCTCTTTTGTCTGTGCGAGGAGTTACGCAAACGATTTATAGCGACCCATCTCCTACTCTCATCCTGAAGACTATTTCTACCGCATCAAGCACCACAGCCTTTTCTACAGGCCAGTTAATGCTGGCGTTTGCTGCCGAAGATACCACATGGCATGATGACGGACTTGGCTCCATGTCGGGATTCACCGGCGTAGTTCCTACAATAATCCAACTTTCTGCGGGTTCCACATGGTTGTCCGGCACAGGTCTTATTACACAACCTATCATGGGGCCAGTACGTAATCCGCAGTGGCCTTTGTTGAGCAACAATAGCAATGCGAGTACTTAAATTTCTAGGATTAGGAATAGTCACCTTAGCGGTTTTGGCTACCTTGTCTTGTGGTCTCGACTGGGCCGTTCCTGGGACTTCTGCTCCGAAACATACATCCTACCCCTCCGTGGTTATGGATGTTCGAGACGCCTCTCTTCAGGACTCAGCACTAGCTTGGCAGACCGAGGTTCATAGACGCTTCTCCTCAGCAGTCGTTATTCTCTGCCATGGGGGAGCAATCGTCAAGGACCAGTGGATAATTCAGGATGCTCCGGGCGATACCTATCCCTGCGAACCGACTGACAAGGTAATCTCGGACGAGCGGGCCGAATACCCAGACCGGACGATTGTACTCCTAGCCTGCAACACAGGCAACTTTGTTTTGCATGGTTTTCCTAACGTCTTCTATGCCACGTCGGAAGTGTGGACTGAGCCGGATCGTAGCACATCTGTTGCAAGTGCTGACTGCTTTACGACGACTTCAGGCCACCACTACCAGCGCAAAGCGTTCACGAATCGGAGCGAGACCTATCCAGACTTCGTAGGCAACGTCTGGGAGTTCATCGAAGCTAACTAATGGCCATCATTCCAACATCCCGTGCTGATATAAACAAGTTCCTCCACGAAGCACTGGAAACTCGTGCCTTCGACAGCATGGAGATCGAAACTGTTGTTGTCGGAGACGATGGCCGAGAACACAAGCGGTTCATCCCAGTCACGAAGTCCAAGACAAAGGGACAGATCATGGCTGAAATGTTCGTGAACATGGCAATTGGCTATAGATACCGCAAGACGAAGAAAGACCTGCACGGCAATCCTATCGAGAAGTATATCACCGTGAGGCCGAACCCCGATATTGCCAAGTATGTGTACGACCGCGTTCATGGCAAGATTCCTATCGCTGCGGACAATGATGCGGCTCGTGGCCCCGATCTTAGCGGCCTCATCGGAGACAAGTTGAAAGAAATCTTTAGCAACCGCGAATGAACTTATTTGACACGACGCCGGACGTTATCGTTCCTGTGACGCCGGACAAGTGGACCTGTCCTGCCACCGGCTTTGTCATACCCAAAACTCTGAAAGAAAATCTTGAACTTCGAGAAACGCTTCTCAAGAAGGCTGCAAAAGACCTAGAACTACAGAAACAATTACTGGCAGCGTGTAAACAATCATTTCTGTTATGGGTAAATTTATTCTGTTACACCGAGACATTCTTTAGTGTGGACGAGGATGGAGTTACCCACAACCGGGCAGATACAGATAAGTGGCAGCCGTTCTTATCGTGGCCGAAGCAGGACGAACTGTTGCAGAAGGTTTATGATGCATCTATAGACGGCAGGCCCGTGCTGGTCGAGAAGTCCCGCGAAATAGGTGCGACGTGGTGTATGGTGTATCTGCTTGTGTATCGCTTCTTGTTTGGAAGCAATGTACAAATGTCAATGCTTGCAATGAAGGAAGACGATGTTGATAACATTTCTGGAGATATCACTTCTTATCCTCACGGTATTGTCAGTGACCCGTCCACACTCTTTGGTAAAGTGGATTATGTATTGCGGTTTCTGCCTAGCTGGATGCTTCCTTCTATGGCTCGCAAACGTCTGCACCTTGTCAATAGGTCAACACGATGCCGTATCGACGGTGGGGCTTCTGGTAATTTTGCTTTCTCTGGTCAGCGCCGCGACATTCTCCTATTTGACGAAGCTGCCAAAATAGAAACCTTCGAGTCAGTCTGGGAAGGCACCACCGACGTAGCTAAGTGCCGCATACCGATTTCAACGCCAGTGGGCCTCGGCACTTACTTCACTAAGCTCCGCAATAGTGGACATGTTCCGGTGTTTGAGTTCGGCTGGTGGGCTGCACCAGATAAGTCCCGCGATCTTGAGTTTGAGGAACTCCCCAACAAGAAGTACCGCCTTACTTCGTCGTGGTATCGGCAGGAGTGTGCCCAGCGGTCTCCGAATGATATAGCCGCCAACCTCGACATCAATCACATCGACAGCGGCACGGCCTTCTTTGAGACAAGCATCCTTGAAGGCTATAAGAACAAGATATGTGTGCCACACTTGATGAATCTACGTATCGAGTTCCGAGATGATGTGCCAGAGACATATATCCCCGGTGCATTGGCTACAATGAATCTCAGTAAGATAAAAGTTACACAAGACCCGAAAGGTCCGTGGAAACTTTGGTTCAAACCCAGTAATGAAAATAAGGAAGCTAAAGATGGAGAGTTCAAATTCATTCCGTCCCTTGGACAGCAGTTGGTCTTTGGAGTGGACGTATCAATGGGGCAGGGTGCCAGTAATAGCGTATGCTCCGTCCTCGCCAAAATCAAACGAGAGAAAATTGCCGAATTCGCAGATGCAAATTGTCCTCCCCACTCCTTCGCAAAACTCGTTGCCGCCGCCTGCATCTACTTCAGTGGCGGCGGAAGTAGGCCGCTTGTTATCCCAGAAGTTAATGGAATCCCAGGCGTAGACTTCATGCGTCAGTTCAGCAAGATATATCGCTATCAGCACATCTATCAAGAGAAATTAGGAGGGCCGACAATTGGGTTCCATTCTTCTCGTCCTAAGAAAGCTGCTCTGCTTGGTAATCTTAGGCGCGCTTATTCTGTTGGAAATTATATTAACCCTTCTAGTATGTCCATCGAAGAAGCCATTGGTTATATCATTTTCCCTTCTGGGGCTATTGGTCCTGCTTGTCTTATGCGAGAATCTCAAGACGCCCAAATGACCCACGGTGATCGTTGCATAGCCGACGCGCTCAGCCTTTGGCCCGGCAACGAGATTAAAGCTATGGAGGAACAAGCAAAGAGTGTAAAGACGGGCGATGCCTTTGACCCAGCTAAGGCACCTAATGGCAGTGCGGGGTGGCGTTATCACAATCGAGGCAGATTCAGTATGAACCAAAAGCCTAAGCGGCTGGAAGATGTTAAACCCGGCGAAACGTGGCGTATAGCGGATTACGTTTAACCAGAGAGTCCATATAATACCCTATGCCTGATCTCTTAGACCTGCTTTCTCCAAACGATATAATCCAGACGGCCCAGAGAGGCTTTGATCGGTTTGAGCCAAACCGTCAGACCATGAAACTGACCGTGCAGACCATGGCGGGCCAGTATTACGGCAGGATAAGCGGGGAGATGTGCCAGCAGCCTTTGGCTCTGAGTTACAACGCCGCTCGCGTACTATTGCCTAATCTGGTAATGACGTTCCCGAGACATATCGTGGAGACGCCGTTCCTACCAGCCCGGCAGTACGCCGAAGACCTGGGAACCGCCCTGTCCATACAAGACCGCAAACTTAAGATAGATAACGTCTATCGTCGTGTAATCTGCGACTCCCTGCATTCCCTCGGCATTATGAAGACAGGCATCGCTGCCGGAGGCACCATAGTAGAACTGGAAGAGGAAGATGGTACAAGCAAGGTTGATGCTGGGGCAATTTACACAGAGCGTGTTTCTTTTAATAATTTTGTCGCTGATCCCGACAGCCGCGAGTACCTCTTTAGCGACGCCCGATTCCTCGGAGATATTATCCGCGTGCCGCGTCAAGTTCTGTTGGATTCTGGTCTGTATGATGAAGATCAGATAATGGAACTCGGCCCCGGAGATCATACCGGCAAACGTAAAACTGCTGTTAACATCTCCATGAAGACCACGGAGATGACTGAGAACGATATGCTGGAAGATATCGTAGAGATTTGTGAACTCTACATACCGTCAGCCAACGTAATCGTGACCATTCCCGGCGACTTTCGGAGGATGGAAAAGTTCCTTCGAGTAGCAGATTACTACGGCATTAAGGATCAATCTGGGCCGTATACCTTCCTTAGTCTTACGATGCCTGTGCCGGATAACCCACTTCCGACGCCTTTCTTCTCCGTGCTTCTAGACCTTGAGATGAAGGTCAATCGGATGGAGAATAAACTCTCCCATCAGGCTGAACGTCAGAAGGATATCGTTCTGTATCACCCGGATGCCATAGACGAGGCCGTACTGGTCCGTGACGCATCAGATGGAGAAATGGTTAGTTGCAATGATCCCAATAACATTAAGATGATGAGTTATGGGGGCCAGCAGCAGAGCAATGAAGAACATCTTACAATGCTGCTTAATCAGTACAACAGCATTGCAGCCAACCTTGATACGCTTAGTGGAGCGTCTTCTAATGCCAAGTCCGCTACTGCGGCAGGAATTCTTCAGCAAAACGCGGGTACTGTTCTGGCGGATATGAAGGACGCTGTGTACCGTGCCGCAGAGGAGGAAGGTAGGAAACGTGCCTTCTATATCCACTATGATCCGTTCCTTAACGAGACACTTACTCGCCGCACGAAGCAGCCCGGCGAGATACAGCAGTTGCCGACTGGGCCGCACTGGATTACCCCTCCCTCCGTCAAGGAAGTACAGGTAATCCTCACACCCGAGGCTCGCAGCGGAGACTTCTTGGACATGGTATTCCGTATTGAACCGGAGTCTATGGGTCGCGTGGATAGCAAGGTGACACTTCAGCAGAAGATGATGTTCTGCCAACAGATTCTTCCTGCCGTGTCCGCTGCTGCCCAGATTTTCCAGACACTCGGCATTCCCTTCGACGTGCCTGTTTTCTTGATGAAACTGGCACAGGACATGGGTATTCTCTGGCTGGATGAAGTTCTATTCTCTCCAGAGATTCAACAGAAGACTGCACTAGATTACCAACGCATTCAGACACAGACTGGTAGTGACGTTAAGCCGGGCCATGCTAACCAGCCCAACCCAAATCTCAACAACCAGATGATGCAGAATGGGCAACCTGCGGCGGTCATGGGGCCACAGCAAACGCAGGCAGGGCAGATGAATGCGGGGGCACAGGCAGGGGCTATGGACAGCCAAAGATTGATAAGGACAGCACTCAGCCACGCTCTCGGCGGAGCGGCCCCGAAGCCTGCTTTACCGCAGATGAATGCCAACGGCTAGGCCATATAATAGGGAGAACCAATGCCAGAAGACGAAAACGAAGATGTGGCTAGCGAAGCGGGATACGACCCGGACGACCATCAGGCCAAAAGCGACGCGGATACGCTCCGCTCTGCCCAGGAAATCAGGTCTGATCCGAAGCGGCATCAGAAAGCCTTGACGCATCTTCAGGCCCACGCGAAGATGAGCCGCATGGCCACAGCCAATGAGTCTAGGTCGTTCTCTCGTAAGACAGGTGCCCGAATGAAGCAGGCGTTTGGAAAAGGCCAAGGTGCTGCGACCTCGCCGTTTCAGGCAACATTAGATCAGGAAGGTAGCAAGTAATATGGGATTTAAGATGAAAACCGTTAATCGTAATAACACAGCCACCTGTGTTGAAAAGGAATCTGTGGTTGGGCAGGGGATTCTTGCCCACCAGTATGATAAGGAGACGGGTAATCAGGGCAAGAAAGGCAGCCCAGTAGCTAAGGCCGCAGTCCCGCGTACCGGCAAAGGCTGCCAGCCTACATCTGTGAAAGGCTGCATGTAATGGCTAAGTCCACTAAATATCCTCCTGTCCTCGGGAACAACAAGAACCACTACAGCTATCCGCCGAAGATCGGTGGAGAGGCGTCTCCCGGTTCACCAGAACAGGCTGCCCGCTGTGCAAAAGTGACTGGTAAAGTTTCTGGTCCCGGTGCCAAAGCTTTTGCATCTAATCTCCCCTCACGACACGGAGATGTAAAGCCTGGACCCGTTAAGTGGAAGTGGCAAGACTCAGACAAGTAACATGGCCTATAAACACAAAATGAATCTTCACCTGAAAAAAGGAGCGCTTCATCGAGAGATGGGCCTCAAACAGGGCAAGAAGATTGGTGTAGGTGCCCTACAGAAAGAAAAAGCCAAGGGCGGATTAGCCGCCAAACGAGCGAACTTCGCTCTGAATGCTCGCAAGTGGAAACATGGGGGAAAGAAGAAATCTAAGGGTGCAGGCAGTATGTCGAACAAACAATTTCACTCTCATAAGGCTTGGGGCAAGTAACGTGAGGGAAACATGGAAGACGATATTGACTGGCTTGATTACGAAGCACTCTCTACGTTTGTGTTGATTCCGAGAACCATATGCCATTTAAGAGCGAAGCCCAAAGACGTTTCTTATGGCTCAAACATCCCAAAATCGCTAAAAAGTGGGCGCATGAGTATCCGGGCCAAAAGAACTTGCCCAAACACGTAAAGAAAAAGAAAGCACCAGTCGGCTCATTGGCTGCTCGCTATCCCAGACGAAAGAGACGTTGATGCCGCTCCATGATTTCAAATGTCAGTCTTGTGGCCACGCCGACGAGGAGTTCCGCAAGATACACAACTTCGCTCCTATGGAAAACTGCCCGAAGTGTGGGGAACTAACCTACATGCGACTGATCTCCTGCTGCCACACAGAGAGGGACTTCGCTAAACCAATCCTTTTTTTAGCCAAAGGCATTCACACACTGGCTGAAGCACAAACACTTCTAAAAGCCTGCCCTGACATAACTATGAATATGGAAGAAGGGCATCCCGATTGGGGCCTTCCCGTTGCTCGTAATCAAGCAGGTAAGAGGCAACTCTACAAGTATTTGGGTTTTGTCGAAGCTAAGTAGACCATATAATACATCAACGATTCTTCACCCTACAGGAATAGTCCTGTAGCAACTATCGGAGATTACATGCCCAGCGCTGCCCCTACTGACGAAAAACACGGTAAGACTCTTTCCACGATTGAAGCTCCTCCTAAACCCAAAGCCCGCACTATCACCATCCCCGAGAACCTTAAGAAGGCTACACGCCGTTCTATTACCGCAGACCATGCCAAGAAGTCCGAAGCAAAGTTCGCGGCCCTAGACCAGTCCATCGAAGATAGTTATGACGCCCTCGACAAGTCAGTTGCCGACCGCAAGGAGGCGGCTAGGGAACGTGCCAAGGATCGCGGTGCAATTAAGAATTTCAAACCGAGTGCGAAGCAGAAGAAAGTTGATCCATCTGATATTGTCACAGAGCCGGAGAAGAAAGAGGAAAAGGTAGAGGCATCCACGTCTGCAACTAATACGGCCTCCTCCGGTGCAACGGAGCGTGTTGTAGACGACCAAAAGGAATCGGAGAAGTCCGATGAGCAAAAAGAAACAACGGCTGTGGCTGAAAAACAGCCAGAAAAGTCGGAGGAGAAATCAGGAGAGAACAAGGAGCAGGAAGCTGCTGCACCACTGGACCTTGCTCCTGAATACGTCCGATCTCTCAAAGCATTTGGAATTACCGACGATGAGATCAAGGAAGGCATGGCTGGAGATGCCAAGTCATATGTTCAATCAGCTAAGATGATTCATGCTGCCCGCAAGCATGAGATTGAGAAGTTCGCTGAAGCTGGCCGTCAGAAATCCAATGTAGTTGCTCAGACGATGCCTGCTGCTCAGACGCAGCAACCGGGGTTCTTGAAACCCATTGACAAGGCTGAGTGGAAGAAACAGTTTGGCATTGACGATCCGGGCGTGGATGCCCTGCTTGACCAGCAGAACATTATGGTCAACGTCCATAACGCCAACTTGCAGCGTCACCAACAGTCCGAGATGGCTTTGTTGAGCAAGAACATCGACGCCTTCTTCGCCAAGCCGGAACTGTCGGCATATGCGGAAGACTATAAGAAGCAGGACGTGAAGGATAAGACGCTGCAACGGGCCACAGAATTGATCCTGGGGGCACAGGCCAGTGGCCGTCAAGTCGGCCTCGACGAGGCCCTTACCATGGCACACGACAGCTTAATGGCACCCAAAGCAAAGGCCGCTGCTCAGAAGGAAATTGTGGACGAGGCTAAGAAACGTGCCGCAGCTATTAGTCAAAAGCCGTCTCAGTCGGTGGCAGTCGTTGGGTCTAATCGCCCGAAGACAAGGGCAGAACTGTACAATAAAGTGGGAGCTAGACTGCGTCTACTGTAGTACTTTGGACGAATAGGTAATTCCGGTAATATGGTCCTTTTTTAGGCCATACAATATACTGTAACCAACCGGAGTAATTGGTATGCCAGATATTAGTGCATTAGCTGACCTGCTCGCTGATACCCTGCGAGACCTTCCTATTAATCAATTCGAGATTGCCCTTGACCAGCCGCAGTACCCGTACTGTAAAATCCTGAAAGACGAGAACATCTCGTCTCGCGGCGGTACTTCGATCCAGAAGAACATCGTTCTGAACACCCATCTGGGACAGGCGAATCTTCGTACTATGTACGAAACTGATACGCCGATTGTTGGCAACGCCATGAACATTATCAATGTTCCGTGGTCGTTCCTCGGTGCGAACTACTCTTATGATATCAACGAACTGTTGATGAATAAGAACGACCGGGCCGGTTTCGTGGACCTTATCATGGAACGTCGGCAGGTTGCTCTTACCCAACTTGCCCTTCTGCTTGAGCAGGTTGGCTGGGGCGTTCCCGTCTCTGCTGGTGACACTGTCACTCCCTATGGGATGCAGTACTATTTCCCGTTCCTCAAGAACGGCCAAGCCAGCCCGACGACCAAAGGCTTTGTTGCAAACACAATCCGATATTCTAATGGCACTACCGGCACGCTTGCTGCGGGCATTGATGCCAGCGTCTTCGCTAACTGGAACGCATATGGTGCGACGTATACGCGAGTTGATAATGCGTTGCTTCGTGCAATCCGTTCTGCTATTCGGCAGACTCACTTTGACTTCCCCGACTTCATGGAAGACCCAGGTGATGTCAACGACAAGATCGACGCGGCACATGGCCTCTATGTGAATGACACGATTATGAGCGAGTTGGAAGACTTGCTTCAGAAGATTGGTGACGGCGGCGTTAAGACCCAACTTCTTCAGGGTGTTAATGTTGCGACTGACGTTGACCAGAAAGCCTATGTAGAGATTGACGGTGTTCCTGTCATGTACAACCCATTCCTCGATAGCGAGTCGGTTGTCAACACCGCAGGTAACACGGTGAATCCGAACAGCATCCTGTGCGTTCGGTGGAACGCCATTCGGCCCACAGTGCTTGAAGATATGTGGAACCACGAATCGTTGCCCATGGCTGATCGTGGTCAGCACACGACTCTGACTGTCTATTGGGACTCTACCTTTAACAACGTGGTCGTGGATCGTCGGCGTGCAGGTTTCCGGATTCATAATCCCTTGTAATTAAGAAACTTAGGAGTTTAATATGCCTCTGCCAGGAATTATTACGGTAACTCAGTACACTTCGACCCAGCGGCTCGACCTTCCGAGTCCTGCGATCTGGGGTCGTTGCCCAACTGTTGACTTGAACGCCGAGTTCAAGGGTTACTTCTGCTACAACAACTTTGAAAATGGTGACGCTCCGTTCGACTTCCAGACTTTCACGGATGCTCCGTCGTCTACTGTACCTGCCGTTCAGTACGACAATACCAGCACGACCTTTGGCTATGACCATGTTATTGTGTTGACTTCCGGCTCTACTCTGGTCACGTCGCATACCGGCATTGCTACTCGACCCCTCGGCCCTATCACTCCAGGTGGACTGGGAGCGTGGTTTGAAACGGCTCTTACGCCGTCTACGGTTCCGGTTCCCAGCACAACCAGCACAGCCCAGTCGATCTTCGCTGGCTGGGCTACTAACGCAGCCCTGACTTTCAGCACGGGCAGCACAGGTGGAACTGGTGCCCTTAGCACTGATGGCGTCGTCCCCGGATATATCTATGGTGCTAGCACCGGCGTTATTCGATCCACCGGCAGCACTGCTGCCCTGACGATCCTGACTTCGACTGGTGCCTATATCGGCTTCTACAGCCACGGTGATACGCCGGGCAATATGGACGCTGTATACGCGAACTCGACGGGCGTCGCCACGGTCGTTCTGGCTAACGTCCTGACTTCCAGCACTGCCAATCCGAATCCGGCGTTCCTGACCTTCCAGCCGAACGTTGCTCCGGGCATCTTCCAGACCAGCACTTGCTACAAGCTTGGCTTGGAATATGTGCCTGTCAACAACACGGTTACGTGGTATGTCAACGGCTTCCCGGTCTGTTCGGCACAGGTTACTGCGGCCCTCTGGGACGTTGCTAACGACTATGCAGGCGTCGTGGAGATCGGCGGAAGCACTAACGCCCTGAAGGTTGACTTCTTGGCTGCTGCTTCGCAACGCGTCTTGTAAGAAAATCTTGAAGGATATTGCAGCCCGGTAGGACCACCCTATCGGGCTGTTTTTATTTGACTTGTCAGAAATATGTGGTATACTTCCTGACATGAAGACCCTCCAACAACTACACGACGATCTAAACGGCCTAACCGACAAGGGCACCACACACAGCTATGTCGAAACATATGCCAAGTTGTTTGAACCCTATCGAGACCAATTAATAACGATCTTGGAGATAGGCGTACAACATGGCGGGTCTATTGAACTGTGGGCTAAGTATTTTAACCACCCCAGCACCCTTGTTTATGGAGCCGATGTTGAGGATACTCGACAAAATCTAGGGGCATGGAAAGACCCTAGAATGGTCTTCTTACTATCCCATTATGCAGATATTGAGTCTACGTTTCTTAAAGTTGACGGCATAGACATTCTAATTGACGATGGTATGCATTTCCTGAGCCAGCAGCTTCATGCCTTCCAGAAGTTCTGGCCGCTTATCAATCCGGGCGGGCTGTACATCATTGAGGATATACAATCTGATGCGGATTGCGAGGCGCTGATGGCAGCGTATCCATTCGAGAAGATTGATCTTCGACATGTCAAGGATCGCTATGACGATGTGCTGTTAGTGGCCCGCAAGGCCATATAATAGGACATGCCCTCGCCAGTAGTTTACCCGGTCCTTGAACCTACTTCCGCCCAGAACTTTGGCACACTGATTGCCACCGTGGCCTATAAACTAGGTGTCTCCAACTATGGAGCAACAGGCACTTCGGCCCCCGGAATACCCACAGACCCCCATAATCTAGCTATCTGCCAAACGATTGTCAACGATGCTATCCGTATGATGATCTCCGACGCCCCGGCCCCTTCCGGCTGGTTTTGGGGAAAGCCCGTGGCACAGGTAGATATATGGCCCGAGATTGGACCTGATCCTACAGGACAAACTTATGTGTCTTCAACGTCTACCAGTACCGGCAGCACGGTTTACCTGAATCTCACTACGCCTAATAATCCGCCTTCGACGGTGCAGTTTCCGTCTCTGTATGTACCCAACTTCGTTCAAAGCATGGAGCAGCGGCAGATATGGTTGGCAGGTCAGCCGAGCAGCGGAACGCTTGGATGGTTCGTGCCGCCCAACAGTCCTATCGCATCAACTTCAACGATGATAGGAATTCCGTTCACAATCGTGAATTTTATCAGCCCAAACCAGATTGAGATATTTGCTCAACCGTCGTCGTTCAGTGTAAGCACGATCAGTACGTACAACAATAAGATTCCCTTCGCGTTTCCTGCCACGGGAGATTATACGCTTCCTGCGGACTTTGGCGGCGAAGTTGCAGGCGAGATTACCTTCATTGCCCAGACCAATCGCGGTATGATAATGCACTGGACGGACGAGACGAATATTCGTCAACGTCGTCAAAATTACAACATTGAATCGGGCACACCCTACCACGCGGCTGTACGGATTATGGCGACACCTGCGACGGCCCTCATGTCCTTTACGCCGCCCCGCAGGCGGTGGGAGTTAATGACATGGCGTATAACAAGCGAGTTTCTTAGCCTGCTGTTTCCATACGTGCTGTCCTACAGCAACCTCATAAACAATACGGACCTGCCGCCGTCTCCATTCAGCTTCGACGATCTGCTTATGGCGGCGTGCAGGGCACAGGCTGAACGCTACCAGACGGACTCGATAAGTGGTCCGGAGTTTCAATACTATGTGACACGTGCATTGCCGAACGCCTATAAGATCAATAGCCGATCTGCCAATAAATCTATCGGCTACAACGGTTCTGGGTTGCGACAAATGCAGAATATGAATGTTGTTGAGTGGCGCAACTACTGGTACCAACGTCCCCCTGTTGGTATAATCTAGGCAAAAAAACCGCTCTAGGCCATACAATAGGATATGCTAGGGTTCCTCCATCTTTTCAAATGGTCCTACCCTAACCCGTTCTTTGAGTACCCTTACCAGAGGTTTTGCTGATGTTATTTGATGAACATGTCTTCCTTTACGGTGTCAAGCAACTCGTCACAGGCAGCAACGCCAGTGCCGCCGCAGATGGCGGCTTCCTTCAAGATTTTGACTATACCCAAGAGTTGCTTTCCACGGCTGCCAGCACTTTTGGCAGTACGGGCCAATTCGCAGGTAACACCTTCAAGATCGGACGTGACTACGATCAGGCTAGCGACCAGCTTCAGTTTCGTTTACTAGGCAGCACTGCCTTTACCGGCACGGAAGTTATATGGGTCTGGCTCACCAATGTCCGAACTCCGGGCGCGTCCACCGTCTCATCCACCACCCCCCAATCGACCCTTCAGGCGTTCTCTACAGGCATTTACACTGCCTATAGTGTAAGTGCGTCCGGCAACGGGCTGGCTCAAGATGATGTAATTACTGTCAACTTTTCTACATCACCTGCCACTGGACAGGCTAACCCTCCGCTTATCATAAACTTTGGTATGTGTGCTACGTATGCTTCATGCCTTGTCGCATATGACATGTATGGCGTGGAATTTGTCGGAACCTCGACCCAAGAAATTCGCGGGTAATATGCCTGATCTACGTCAACCAGCTAAGCCAGTCAAGGTCTACTACGATGTTGCTCAATGGCTCAAAGACAAGTACGGAGGCATGGAAAACATCCCTCCGGAAAGCCTCGGCAGGGTCGTCGATGCTAAGCCCGAACCTCTTAAAGTTGGCTACCGAGCGGTGCCCGCTTAAGGGGGTTTAAGTGCCCCCCACTCCTACAGTCGTGTTAGGTACTCCGCTCAAGGGTGTAGTTAGAACTATATCCCGCGAGGAACCTGAACCGCAAACCCTAATCAGTTCCTTGAACGTCCTCCCCTATGGGCCGCAGGACGGTTTCCGCCGCCTTAGCCAGCGCGCCGGTGTGGCATTATTTGGAACAACCCACAGCACGGTTCCCGTGCAGGGTATGCTCCCCTTCGGCTATATTCTTCAGCCCGGTGCTGTGATTGGGAATGGAAGTTTTGCTCCGTTTGCAATTTCTAATTTCTCTACAGGAGGCGGGGCCTCTACGGTAGGCAGTACTATTTTCTTCTTCTCTCCGGGGGGAGGAGCTACTGCATCTACTAACGTATCCTCTCCCGCTAATCCAGGGACTCCTTCAACAAGTACCTCGGTTGTGCAGTGGGACTTTAGTTGGGTTCCAGGTTCTACGGGGTCGGCCCATTTTGGACCCTTCACGCTTAGTGTAGGAAATGCCAATACATTTATCTTTTTTGGGTATGTCTCTACCGTTGGTCCAAACTTGTTTGCTGCAATAGGGCGAAGTCTAAGCACCCCCGATATAGTACCGCTTACATTTGCCGGAACCACGGGGGGCGGATTCAATGGGGTCCCACAATCAGTGACGATCACCATGAAAACCACAGGCACACAACTTACACCATCTGGAGGCACAGTTACCACTAACGTAGTGGCCGGAAATGTAACTACAAGCGGCACAGTACCTTTCACTGGCACCATAAATCTATCGCCCCTTAAGGCCGTAGATGGCGGATCGTTTAACGTACCCTCAACTTCAATATCTCTATCATGAACTTCGGAACTGGAATATCTTTCATCACCACGCAGGCCACGTACTTCTTCAACCTGACGGTTGCGGATGGCGGCGATCCTATTGACATCTTTGACCCCAATGGCAATCACTCTACTGGTATCGGCCTGACGCAGATTTCCAATACGAATCCTGTCAGCATGTGCTTCTTGGATCAAGTGGTCTTCTTCGCCAGCGGCGTAAGCACCATCGGCACCATGTCAACCAGCACGCTTATCTGTAGCACATTGCAGCCCACAGTCGGGACGGTGCCACCCTTCTGCACACTGGACGCCGCATGGCGTGGACGCCTGTGTCTGGCAGGCGATATCAATAATCCCCAGAACTTCTATATGAGCCGTCTAGGCGTACCTACCGACTGGAATTATGCTGCCACAGACGGGGCCGCAGCCGTTGCAGGCAATCTCTCCCAATCCGGCCAGATCGGTGAGCCGATTACCTGCATCATACCATTCAATGACGATCTAATGATTATCAGCACGGTTGACTCCGTCTGGCTGCTGGAAGGCGATCCAGCGGACGGAGGCAGCATTGTGCGTCTGACCCGCGAGGGAGGCATTCTCGGCCCCTACAGTTGGACTATTGATCCAGTAGGTAATCTCTACTACATCACTACGGCGGGACTATGGAAAGTCAATCCAATCTGGTCGGTTTACCGTCCACCAGAACTGATGAGCGGGCAGGGCTTTAGCCAGTTTTTCGAGAACCTTAATCCTAATCTACAGACCATCACAATGTCGTGGGACGCACAGAACAAGTACATCAAAATCTTTGTAACGCCCAGCCCTGTAGGTGCTGCTGGCGTACACATTATCTTCGATACCCGTAATGGCGGCTATTGGCCGTTCCAATACCCAGCCAACATTGGCCCGACTTGTGTGGCGGGATACATCAGTGGCAATCTCGCAACCACCCAGATCATTGCTTTGGGAGGGCAGGACGGCAAGGTCTATACAGAAAGCACCACTGCTCTTGACGATGTCGGCACAGCCATCCTGGCATCCGCCACATATTCGCCCTTTCAGTTTGCTCCTGTAGGGGACTTTGTGCTGAACCGCCTAGAGGTTGATTGTGGAGAGCAGAACGCCAACTTCTTTGGGATAACATCTACGTCAGCAGGTGGCGAGATTGATATAGGGGCAGGAAGCACAGACGGTTTTGCCAGCACAGGCATAACAGGTACGGTGGACAGCACCAACACCGTGTTTTCTACCGCCTTCTCCATAATTGCTGGGAATATCATCAATGCGTTTTATGTGGACACACAGGGCAACACATACTTCAGCCCACCTGCATCAATCTCTGGACCTCTCAGCACTGTGATAACTTTGGTCCACCCCATAGTCTCTACCATTTCGGGAGGACTCCACTCAACGGTGGGCTATGTACTTAAGTATTTGGGCACAGGCAGCACCTTCAATCTGCCGGGCTGGAATATGAATATCTCCGTGGTCGCAGGCGGAACAGCCGCAGACGTAAGCAATGATGGCTTCCCATATCCTACTCTGGATAGCACTAGCAATCTCTATGCCACATGGGCCACATCCACCAGCACTGACCGTCGCCAGTCCTTGATGTATCCCAGGCTGCTGGGATCGTGGTTCGGTGTGACCGTCAGTAATAGTACAGACAGCACCATGTTTTCCGTGGAACGTATTACGTGTCAGGGTGTGCCCGCAGGCACCAACAGATACCGGCGATAGGCCATATAATACCCTATGGCAATGGCAATGTCAGGTATTGGTATGGGAGGCGGAGGCGTTGCTCAGCTTCCCGGTATTCAAAACGCACTGGGAGCGGGAGGCGGAGGTTTTCATTGGGGCGGAGGTGGTACCAGTCCTGCCGCATCAGGCACTTCTGGTGCTATGGGCAACTTGCAGCAGGCCCTCAACGCTAATCAGCAAGCCTACGGGGGGTTAGAGAATCAGGCTGGACAGCAGCTTCAGCAGAATCAAGGTCAGGTCCAACAGAACCTTGCCAACGCGGGGCTGGGCAATACGACCGTGGCACAGACCATGCAGCAGGCTCCGCTTCAAACGTATAACAATGCCATGCTGAACCTTGCTGGCCAGCAACAGGGTCAGGCAGCCAACATCTACGGACAGGCTGCCCAGCAGCAGCAGCAGGGTGGAGACTTCATGGCTCAATTGGCACAGGCCATGCAGATGGCTCAGATGTCTCAAAGTGAGCAGCAGCAGAAGCAAAACACGCAGCCACAAGCACATATGACGGGCCTTTAATATGTCCCAGTTCAATCCCCAAATCATGCAGATGATGTTGGCAGCCCAGCAGCAAGCACAGCGGCCCGCTCCCCCGCTCTCTCAAGATACGTCCGCAACGGCGATGCACACGGGCGGGGGCCGTGGCCGCACCATGCACGAGCTAATACGCGGTAGTGCTCCGGAGGGGTCTAGGGCTGCAGCCGCAGAGCCTACAGACCACATCCGACGCGATCCATACAGTTCCTATACCAACCCCTCTGAACAACAGGCTGATGCAGGTAAGCCAGAATTTCAACTCTTGGGCGGGGGGCGTAGCGTGGCATCCGATAATCTGAACGCTGCAAACCCGTTCACTAATGGTTTGCAGGGCTTAACGCCGGGGCAACTTACCCAGATTCCTACAGGACAAGAACAACGCGGACCAGCAGGCCCCCCACAGGAGGC